GTGCATGCGCGGCGGCGTGGAGCTGGATGAATACGGGAAACCGCTCGCGTACCACATCCGCAAGATCAGCACATGGCCGGCAATGTTCTTCCCAGCAATCGGCGGCGTAGCTGGCGAATGGGTTTGCGTTCCATCGGAAACCAGCTGGGGCCGTAAGCGGGTACTTCATGTTTACAGCCAGGACCGCGTCGACCAGACGCGCGGTAAGCCGATCCTGACGCCGGTCATCGAACAGTTTCGGATGATCGATTCCTACCAGCGAGCCGAGCTGCAATCAGCCATTGTCAACGCGCTGGTGGCTGGTGTGATCGAAACGCCGCTCGATCCAGGAACACTCGCCGAGCTGATGGGCGGCGATCCCAATGCTTATCTGGCATCGAAGAACGAATACCGCGTGGCCCTCGAGGGAGGCACGTTCATCCCGCTTTATCCCGGCGACAAGATGACTCCGTTCGCACCCGACAGACCGGCACCTCAGTTCGCGGCGTTTTCCGAGTTTGTTCTACGCCAGATCGGAAGCGCTCTGGGGATGCCCTATGAGCTACTTCTGAAGGATTTCACCAAAACAAATTATTCATCGGCGCGCGCAGCTTTGTTGGAGGCCTGGCGCACGTTCAACGTACGGCGCGATTGGATGAAAACCTACTGGGCTCAGCCGATCTATGAACTGTGGTTCGAGGAAGCTGTGGATGCTGGTCTGATCGAAGCGCCCGATTATTATGACCTCCAGCCGTTCTACACTCGCGCGAAATGGATCGGGCCTGGCCGCGGCTGGATCGATCCGGTTAAAGAAGCGGAAGCTGCCCAGGTCCGCATGGCTTCGGGGATCACCACGCTCGAAATGGAATGCGCTGAGCAGGGTAACGACTACAAGGACATCATCGATCAGCGCGCCATCGAGAAGAAGCAGCTTCAGGAAGCAGGCCTGTGGGTCGATCCGACGCCGCCCACTAAAACAGCTGGATTCCCAGCACAACCGGAAGAAGTTCCATTCAGGGAGCCACAATAATGCCGCCAATCGAGTTTGATGAAGCCCGTACCATCGCTGGTTTCGAGCCGCCTGAGGAACCCGATTGCAACTATGGCCGGATTCTGATGGCCATCAGTGACCGCCCATGGGCGATCACGCCCACAGCTTTGGCCGCGATCCTCCAGGTGGTGCAGCATCCGACCCACGGCGAAGCGGACCTGGCCGCGCTTGCCGCGCGCATCGGTAAACCGCTCGAAAACAGCGGCAACCGCGTTCAGAATCGCGATGGCACGGCGATCTTGAATGTCGAAGGACCGCTGTTCCGGTACGCCAACATAATGACGCGGGTTTCCGGCGCGACCTCGATGCAGCAACTCGCGCTCGATCTCCGGTCCGCGATGGATGATTCCTCGATCAAGCAGGTTGTGCTCTCGGTCAATTCGCCTGGCGGTCAAGTCGATGGCATCAACGAGATGGCGGATATGATCCGCGAGTACGACAAGGAGAAGCCGATCACGGCTTACGTGGGAGGCCTGGCGGGCTCGGGCGGTTACTGGCTCGCCTCTGCAGCTCGCCGGATCGTCGCCAACGAGAGCGCTCAACTGGGATCGATTGGAGTGCTCGCAACGTTTATCGATAACCGCGAGGCTCAGCGGCGCCAGGGAGTATCCCAATACGACGTTGTTTCGAGCCAATCCCCGCTCAAGCGGACCGATCCGGCGACCGATGAGGGCCGCGCTCAAATTCAAGAAATGGTCGATGCCATGGCCGAGCTATTTATAGGGCGCGTGGCAGCGTTCCGCAATGTGACCCCTGATAAGGTTGCGCGGGAGTTCGGCCGCGGCGGAATCATGCCAGCGCGTAAGGCTATCGCTGTGGGTATGGCGGATGCGCTGGGATCGTTCGAAGGCCTACTGCGCAGCGGCGATGACAGACGACGTACATCCGTCCCAGCTGCAGGTCCGCCGATGCCGCCAGGATTTGAACCGCAAACGCGGGCTCAAGGTCCGCTCGATGAAGAGGAATTGGAGGAAGGAACGGAAGATTCCGACCTCAACGATGAGCACGATTGCACCTGTCCCGAGGGCGAGCCGTGTCAGTGTGGGAACCGGGAAGAAGAGGAGGAAGACAATATGGACGTAAAGCAAGATCGGTTGCGAATCGATGCAATTTTGAACTGCGAGGAGGCGAAGGGCCGCGAACAGTTGGCTCAGAAACTCGCTCTCACAACCGATCACACGCTGGAAGAAGTTAAGGACATGCTTGCGGTTGCGCCTCGCGCTTCTACGCTCGATACGCGCATGACACAGGTTCCCAATCCGGTAGTCGGAGTGGGTGGGACCTCAACCGGAACGGGCAGCGAGGATACATCCGCCGCGGCGGAAGTCGCGCGCATCCTGGCCTTCGTACCCGATAGCAATAAGTTCCCTGGGCTGCGGCAACAGCGAACACAGTAAAGGAGAAACACAATGTCAGTTCCTAACACGGGAGCAAATCCCGCCGTAGTTTCGACGGCAGGCTTCTGGACAGATCCGTTTACATTCGATCCGCTTCTCGCTGGCGAATGCATCTCGCAAAGCGCCATAATCGCGCACAGTCTCGGCGTGCTCAAGCGGGGCACGGTTCTACTGGGTGCAGCTGTGGGTACGGTCATGGGAACGTTGACCACAGCTAGCGGCGTGGCCCGCGCGATTCTCGCAGCGGATATTGACACCGGCACGGGCGGCAACGTGACCGGCCTGGTCTACACGCAGGGCAAGTTCCTCGACACAGCTATGACCTTCTCAACCAACGGAGCACAGAGCGATGTGGCCCAGCTTTGGGAGAGCGGAATCTACGTGCTGTCGGTCGAACAGCGCAGCGGCAAACTGGTTCCGATTAAGGATCTCCCTGTAATCGCCGGACCGCTCCCGCAATAAGATCTTTGAAACCGTGGCCCGCTGACCGCTGGACCCGGCGGCGGGCTGCATGATCTTCAACCCGACCCAGTAAACCAGAGGCAAGATCAACATGGCTGATGTTTTTTCAACAGACGTTTTGACCGCTGTTCTCCAGAGCTTGCTGGGTAATCCGCAGTTCATCCTGGATCGGTTCTTCCCCAACACGCAGAGCGAGCCTTCAGAACAGATTCACTTCGATGTGATTCAAGGGAAACGGCGCGTGGCGCCCTTCGTATCGCCGCTGGTAGAAGGCCAGGTCGTCGCATCGCAGGGCTTCAACACCAATACATTCACGCCCGCTTACATCAAGGACAAGCGGGTTTTCGACATGAACCGGCCGCTCAAGCGGTCGCCTGGCGAGCAGATCGGCGGCACGATGTCGCCAGCTGATCGGCAGCGATACCTGATCGCCTTCGATATGCAGGACCAGCTGGCCATGATGCGCCGGCGCCTGGAAGTCATGGCGGGCGAGGTCCTGGCGACCGGCAAATCGACCATCACCGGCGACAAGTATCCGACCCAGGTTGTGGACTTCGGGCGTCTCAACACCCACACCTTCGATATTTCTGGCTCGACTCCCTGGACGACCACGGGATCAGGACCACTGGACAACCTCCAGGATTGGGCGCAGATCGTTCTGGAAGATGTCGGCGTGTTTCCTAATGATGTGCTGATGGACGTGACCACCTGGAAGATCTTCCGCGCCAACGATGTTATCCAACAGCGTCTGAACATCTACCGCACCATCGGAGCGCTGCCCACGATGGCGATGGCTGCGCAGGTGGAAGAAGGCGGCGTGTTCATGGGCACTGTCGATGGGTTCAACATTTTTGTATATTCCGGCTGGTATATCGACCCGGCTGATGGAACCCAAAAAAGCATCCTGCCCGCCAAAACGGTGATTATGGCTTCGCCAGCCATGATGGGCGTGCAAGCCTTCGGCGCGATCCGCGACGAGGAAGTGGGACTCCAAGCGACTCCATACTTCGTGAAATCGTGGATTCAGTTCGATCCCAGTGTTCGCTACATCATGCTGCAATCGGCTCCGCTGATCGTTCCGTTCAGGCCGGATGCCTCGTTAGCAGTCAAGGTTCTGGTCTAGGGTTCCATCTGTCCAGAGATGGCAGCGGAGCGCCCTCAGGCCTACTGGGTGCTTGCGGGCGCACCGCTTTGAGCTACGACCATGGCGGTAGACAAATTCCAGATCAAAGTCGAGCAATCGGGCGAGCTGGCGCCGCCGATCCTCACCGATGGGCAATTACAAAATATCGGTCTGCTCATGGTGACAGCGCAAAAACAACGGTGGAAGCAATCCATCGATTCCACGGGAGCCACTGCCAGGCCGCTCGCGCCAATGACGGCCAAGCTCAAGCGGAAGGCCGGCCGCAATCCCAAGCGCGACATGTACATGACGGGCGTCACCATCAGGGATTTCGATGTTCTGGTAGCCACAGCCGGCGTGATCGTGGCTGGCAACAAATCCAGTGAAGCTGAGCTGCACGCTCGGAAGGCGCAGGCCTTCGATGAGATGATCGGCCTAGCGCCAACCGACCAGGCCATCGTGGAAGCAGCTGTAGAGCGGGCTTACGAGGATTACATCGTCACATCCTGGAGGCCCGTGAAGCCGTGATCAGTCCTGTCGATCTGCTGAATGCGCTCGTGGGAACTTTCCAGAAGATCCCCGAGTTGGTCGCCGTGCTTTCTGACGGTACCAATAGCATCGTCCCTTACATCGACATCAACGGGCTGAAAAATTCGGTTGCCAAGGCTCGCTACCAAATTCCCGCAGGCTCGTTGTTAGTGGTGTACACCGGCTTCAAACTCGCGCCCGTTGGCGCAACTATCGAGGCCTGGAAACATGCGGTAATCATCTGTCTGAAGGCGAAAAAGGGCGAAAGCGAGTTGGCTCTAATTCCACTGCTGATGAACGGTATCCCGGTGCCAGGCGATGGACTGCGCTGGCACTATTGTCCGGTTCTCACCGGTCTACTGCCAACCGAAGTTGGCTCTGGTGACCGGTTGACCGACGAGGAAGGCATCGATTATTGGGTGGTGAGCACATCCACCCAGGAAACAGGAGACACATAAAATGCCGTCGTGCCCCGCAAATGTAAGAGAAACGAGAATAGCCTGGGGCAAAGTCACTCAGGCCGATATTGCCACTCCGAACGTCGATGCTGATCTTGTCAGCATGACCAAGGTCAACCCAGCTCTGGCTACGCTTGCGCCGGTCAATGAGACAGATGCTCAAGATATCGGCAAGGGAGATGAATTTGCATCCAACACGTTCCCCTCCAACCTGGATTCAAGGGTGCCAGTTGAGAAATATGCATCGAGTGAGTTTCTCGCTTGGCTGTTCTGTTGGACTACCGGGAAGGCTACCAAAACAGCCGCTGGCTCGGGCTTCAAATATGATGCTGTTCCCAGCGATCCCGTGGTGGAGTGCATCAACTTGCCGATCTTCACCTATGTGGAGCAGATCCGCCCGGAGCCTGACTCAGTGGTCGACCGCGCTCTGGTGTCCTGCGTGGTGGGCGATTTTACGCTCACGATGGCATCGGGGCCTGGCCGCGCCAATTGCCGTGTGACGACCAACTGGCCAGGGTCGGGTCGCTACGTGCTGCCATCAGGTTTGACGATCCCGGCGCTCACAGCGGAACACCTACTAAACGCTGCTGGCGCAGCTATCAACATCGGCGGCGTCGATTACGTGCTAGCGAAAACCTTCGTTTCACTCGAATTCCGCTGGAACAACAACGTTCGATTGGACACGGGCATCTTTCCAGGATCGGGCACGCAAAACGGCTATGCGGTACGCGGTCGCATGGAGTACGGCAACCGCGATATCAGCCTCAACTTTGTCGCACGGGCCCAGCTGGGATCGGTGGAATTCACCAACCTGATGAATCAAACAGAAAATCCAGCGACCTTCGGTGTGACCGGCGCGACGGTGGCCGGCGTAACCCATTCCTTCCAGATCACCATGCCGCGAACCCGCATGCTCTCGGTGATCGAAGGCGAGGACAACGGCATCGTTACGGTGAATTGCAGCGTGACGCCGCTCAAGCCGACTGGAGTCACGCCGCCGCCCATCATCACCATGTCGGCCACGACCGATCTGGATGGAATTCTCGGACTGTAAAGGAAAGTGTAAAGTTCCATGTTCAACGTCGCAACCGATTTCAAAGTAGAGCTTCGCGTCGATGGAAAGCTGACTCCCACATCAGTGCGCTGGCCGACCGATGAGGAGTGGGCAACCTACATTCGCAAGAAGCCCACCGTTTTCAAAGTGCTCAGCCGCGGCCGCACGCAGCCGCTACCGTCACCAACCGAAGGCGACCTCGAGCTGTACCAGAAGATTCAGCTGAATGGCGCGCCGCCGCTCAGCGGGGCTGAAGCGGAAGGCCTAATAAACGGATTCTCCCTGTGCGAGGTGATGAACGTCGAGCTGGGCGCGGAAGAAGCAATCATCCAAATGGACACGCAGCTGGGCGAGGTAAAGCACACCCTGAAAATCCCATCAATGGAGCAGATCCGTAAGTTTCAGGCAACCGCAGAGATCACCACGCGGCCCCAAAACCAGCTCATTCAGGTACGCCACGATGCAACTCCAGCTGGGCAGCTCTGGGATAAATGTTCCCCAAGAACGGAGGGCTATGAAGGACCGATCCCGCTGCACCATAAGGACGTCGCAATTCGCCAAGTTATCGAAGCTCTCAAGCGAGAGTCGCAGTACGGCCGTGAGGAAAATTTTTAGAGGGCGGCGAGTGGCCAGAGGATCCATCGCCGCGCTTCATCTTCCACCGGCTGCTACGCCGAGACAATCTGTGTCCAGGTGTGACCGTGTGTCCTTACGTGGAGCAGCCCCCGGATGGATTGCCTTGTTCGGAATGTCCCTTGGTTCTGCTGGACGATTATTTGAGCACCGCGCCAGGCCAGGCTATTAATGCGGTCCTGGATCTCGATTTCGCGCTCCAGATCGGAGTACGGATCGAACTGAAGGAGATTCGCTACAACGAGTTTTTGTTGCTCCGAATTCTCAACGAGGAGCGAAACCGGCACCGGGAAGAAGAACTGAAGCGAGCAGCTGAGCGTGGCAAACAATCAAATTTCGATCCAGGTCACGGTTAACACCGGGCAAGCCCAGCAGCAAATCACCGCTCTCAATCAAGCCATCGCCAAGACCGGCGTCACATCCCAAGCCAGTAGCCAAGCGACCACAGCCGGCCTCGGCCAGGTCAACGTTTCCGTAACGCAGCTGAGCAAATCCTTCGATCAGCTGGGTACGGCAATCGCAGGCCTCGGCGTCGAGCGAATGATCGCTGGAATGATCCAAACCTCTTCCCAGTTCGATCGCATCCAGCGCGCCATGACGCTATTCACCGGGAGCGCGCAGGTTGCCCACGATGTGATGGAGCAGGTAGCGG